CGTTAGATAGTCCCTGACTGCCCCACGGCAGACAACCCACGACAGGAGATCATCATGGGAACTTCAACATTCTCCGGCCCTATCAAGGCTGGCCCCATCAAGTTCACGACCGGCACCACGCTTGGTCAGGACGTCGCCAACACCGGCAATGTCGTCCTCATGCAGTCTGAGGCTGTCACGCAGGCTGGTCCCGGCGCTGATGGCGTCTACACGACCAACATCGTCCTCCCTGCGGGTAGCACGATCACCGACATCAAACTCTACATCACCGCCGTCTGGAGCGGCGTGGCTTCAACCCTTGGCCTTGGCACGACGGTTTCTGCTACTGCCCTGACTACCGCTACAGCGGTTGCTGGTGGCACTCTTGGGATCATTACGGCCACTGCTGGCGCAGATGCGACCCGTATCGGTAACTGGTACAGCGTCGGCGCAGGCACCGCTGACGTCCGCATCAAGTTGACATCCGGTAACACTGGTACGGGCACAGGCTATCTGGTCGTCAGCTACGTTCAGCCGGGCGCTATCAGCCCCTAATAGGAGGCCCTGATGGCTGACACAGTTGCCACACAGATCCTCTTCCAAGGGGATAAAGTTCTGGTCATGAAGTTCACCAATGCCTCAGACGGCACTGGTGAATCTGCTGTGAAAAAAGTCGATGTCACCACGCTTGCCACTTACCAAGGCAAGGCTTGCACTGCGGTGCAGATCGACAAGATCTACGGCCTGACGCATGGCATGGAAGTTCGTTTGCTGTGGGAAGCTACAGCAAACGGGACCATCTTGACGGTCCCCCAGAACGTCATGCAGACCATGAACTTCGATGAGTTTGGTGGGTTGGACAACAACACAACCACTGGGAAGACAGGGAATATTCTGTTCACCACGCTTGATGCCTCTTCGGGTGATGCCTACACGATCATCCTCGTCATGCGGAAGCTGTACTGATGACCGTCGGGGCTGACATCATATGGAATGTCATCCTGACCCTAGTGGTAGGCCCCATCGTCTGGGGCCTATCCTACGTTAACAAGCGCGTTGATACGGCAGAGGCCGTACATAACAACCTTTGGAAGGCGATAGCTGAGACCCGCGAAAACATCGCAAGATCCTACGTCACCAGAGATGATCTTCACCATGACCTCGACCGGATCATGCAGCGGTTCGACCGTCTTGAGGAAAAGCTGGACCGCCTTTCAGGAGTTAAGTCATGATGAAAGCCAAGGACAAAAAGAAAGAAACACTGGCCTACCGCGCCCGCGCGAAGGCCGTGGACGAGATGATGCAGGCTGGCGCAGGCCGCGCCGCTCCCCCTGAGATGGCCACCCCGGCACCCCGTGGCCGTGCAATGCCAGCTCCCGAGATGGCCCCGCCTCCCGGCATGGCTCCTCCCGGCATGAAGAAGGGTGGCAAGGTAGATTTCTCAAAGATTGTCAGGAACACAAAGACCGGCAAACTCTCTGAGAAACCCGGTATGAAGAAGGGCGGCAAGGTCCCCCCCAAAAAAGGTGGCCTCATGATCATGATCGCCATGGGCAAGAAAAAGGGTAAGTGACATGGCCAAGAAACCTTCAAAGGCCCAAGCCAAGGTAGGCAAGGTCATGCATGAGTTCAAAACTGGAACTCTGCACACCGGGTCCAAGAAGGGGCCGGTAGTCAAGAACCGCAAGCAGGCAATCGCCATCGCCCTTTCTGAGGCGGGCAAAGCTAAGAAGGGGAAGTAAGATGGCCAAGAGCGCGACACGTATGCGTTTCGACAGAGCCTACAAAGAGGCTCGTGATAACGGCGAGAAGACCTTCGAATTTGAAGGGAAATCCTACAACACACGCATGGCTGGCGAAGGGTCCTCAGCCTACGGCAAGAGCATGGCCTCTGGCAGCAGAAACAAGGCTAGGTCTAGGGAGGATTCTTCTGGCGGCGAAGAGATCCGTTCTGCTGGACGAGCCAACACGGTCGAGTCTGAGGACATGGCCACGGGTTCCGATATGGCTGCTTCTGCGGCTAGGAATGGAACTCGGGGGATCAACCCACCGGATGTTGTCACCAGCCCCAAGACCGGAATTGTACCCCGTAGATTCGGCACCTACCGTACTGGGGAGAACGACACCACTGAGAGCAAGCCGTTCTTTACCCTGAATAGCGACATGCCGCAGCGGCGTTATGGCACTGTCGGTAAGGTTCAGGAAAGCACCTCTCCCGAGGCCAGTTCACCAGACCTCGTTCCGGATATCTACAAGGGTGAGCGTCAGGTCCCTGACCAGCAGTATCGCAAGGGCGGCATGGTCAAGAAGAAGTCTGGCGGGATGATGAAGAAATCCGGTGGGGCTGTCCGTGGAGCGGGTGCCGCCCAGCGCGGTCAGGGCAAGATGAGGATGTGCTAACATGGCCAGCAAATCACCTACAGGCCTAATGAACATCGGCATGTGGGAGGGGTCCAAGAAGGACGTCTCACAGGACAAGAAGCTTGCCAAAAAGCGCGGCATGTCTATGAAGGATTGGGAGGCCTCCGAGGCTGACACGAAGCACGATACCCAGAAGTCCGCGAAGGGCCTCAAAGGTGGTGGTATCGCAGCCAAGGGCAAAGGCATGGCCTCTCGTGGCAAGGGCGCGGCCTACAAAAAGGGCGGCAAGGTTTGCTGAGGTAGGACAACATGACGACTTCAGGCACCAAGACGTTCGAACTTGATGTAGCCGACTACATCGAAGAGGCCTTCGAGCGTTGCGGCATCGAGGTGCGAACTGGCTATGACCAGCGCACGGCGCGCCGCAGCCTGAACCTGTTGCTCGCCGAGTGGGCCAACCGTGGTTTGAACCAGTGGACCATTCAGGAAGAGGTCATCAATGTCGGAAGCAGCAGTGAGTCTTATACGCTTGCCGCTTCCGACATTGACATCATCTCCGCTGTCGTGCGGTTCACTACCGGTGTCGGCACCCAAAGTCAGCAAGACCTGACGCTCGACCGCGTTAGCCGCGAGTACTACCTCAACATCCCCAATAAGCTGACCCCGGGTCGTCCGGTCCAGTTCTTTGTGGACCGTCAGGTTATCCCCGTGCTGTATCTCTGGCCCATGCCAAACACGGCCTATTATGTCGTCGTTAACAAGCTCGTCCGCATGGACGACGCTGCGGCGGGAGCTAATACCCTCCAGCTTCCTTTCAGGTTCTACCCCTGCCTTGCCGCAGGACTGGCATATTATCTGTCCATGAAGAAGGCTCCCGAGCGTACGCAGATGCTGAAAGCCGCGTACGAGGAGGAGTTTGACCGTGCGGCGGGCGAAGACCGCGACCGTGCCGGGCTGCGCCTGACCCCGGTTCAAAACTTCTACCGAGTGGTGTAAGATGGCTAGGACCGCCTCCGGTTTCATGTCGTGGGCTATTTGCGACCGGTGCGGTTTCCGGTACAAGTACACACAACTGAGGAAAGAGTGGCAGGGTCTTAGGTCGTGCGACGAGTGCTGGTCCATGAAGCACCCGCAGCTTGACCCCATCTACCCACCGACGGAGCCGCAGGCCTTGCTTAACCCTCGCCCAGATCGCTTTGAGCCCATGGATGTTCCTGTCGGCCAGAACATCTTCCCGTTCATTCAGAACACCTCAACCCAAGTCATTGCGATTGTGGGCATGGTCACTGTGGAGGTATCCTGATGGCTTGGACCTACGCAACGCTGGTGCAGGCCGTCAAGGACTTCACCGAGTACGACGAGACAACATTCAACTCGAACATCGACACGTTCATCAAGAACTGTGAAGAGCGCCTCCTCTATGCCGTCAGTCTCGAAGTGTTCCGTAAGAGCATTGCTGGAAACTGCACGGCAAGCAACAAGTACCTTTCCGTCCCCTCGGACTACCTCGCCCCTTTTAGCCTATCGGTAACGGCCGCTGGATCGACGGTGTTCCTCCTCAACAAGGACGTTGAGTACGTTCAGGAGTACAATCCTACGGGTGCTACCGGGGTGCCTAAGTACTACGGGTTCTTCGATATCAACACGTTCATCCTTGCCCCTGTCCCCGACAGCAGCTATTCCACCGAGCTTCACTACTATTACCAGCCCGCATCCATCGTGACCGCTGGGACCACTTGGCTAGGGGACAACGCCGAGCAGGCCCTCTTGTACGGGACACTGGTCGAGGCTTACACCTACATGAAGGGTGAGGCGGATCTCATCACCCTGTACAACAACCGTTTCCTTGAGTCCCTCAACCGTCTGAAGAACTTCGGCGAAGGCCGTGAGAACCTCGACGCTTACCGTGAGGGCCTCATCACCGTGAAGGCTAACTGATGTTTGTAGACGCAGCACAGGTTGGAACTTTTAAGGTCGATGTCGAAACCTCCGACAACGGGGGCCACTCCCCTGAGTTCTGGGCAAAGCGGGCCGCTGACCGGATTGTTCAGGTCGCTGACACCGCTCACCCCGCCATTCGGGAGCAGGCGCAGGCTTACAAGGCCGCAATCGAAGTCGTTGTGCTTGAGCATATAAACCGTGCTATAAAGTGCGACAGATCAACGGTCAGTTATCTGGTGTCAGAGGCTGGTCATCCCCAACTGGCTGAACATCTTAGGAGGCTGTAATGGCTTTTACCGGAAACTTCATGTGTACGTCGTTCAAGCTTCAGCTTCTGACGGGGACACACGCTTTCACAACAACTGTGACCCGTGGCAGCACGGCAGCGGACACGTTCAAGATTGCGTTGTATACCTCATCCGCCACGCTGGACGCCTCTACGACCGCCTATTCCGCGACCAACGAGACGTCGGGAACGGGCTACACGGCAGCCGGTAATACGCTGGCCAGTGCCGCCACCTCGTCCAGTGGCACAACGGCCTTCGTGGACTTTGCTGACTCCTCGTGGACCACGGCGTCCTTCACCGCCCGTGGAGCGTTGATCTACAATTCCACGCAGAGCAACAAGTCCGTCGTGGTTCTTGACTTTGGCTCTGACAAGACGGTTTCGGCCGGTACATTCACCATTGTCTTCCCGGCAGCGGACGCTACCAACGCAATCATTCGTCTGGCCTAGTCTCGTGACGAGGGAGAGGGCTGATGGCGATTGTGTATTTGGACGACGGTTCTCTGTCCGACAGGTTTGAGATCGGCACGGAACCTTTCGTGCTGAAGGATGCGCTTGTGATGCATCCAGACGCCTACGCAGCGTTGACGGAGGACGAGATCGCGGCCATGAAGCAGGCCCGGTACGACAACTGGCTTGCTATTGTTACCGCGCCCGCCACAGATCTACCGCAGGAATAACCCATGGCGAATCGCTTCTGGGTCGGCGGAACAGGTAATTGGACAGACACGGCCCACTGGTCCGCCACTAACGGTGGCGGTGGTGGCGCTAGTGTGCCGAGCAGTGCGGATGCCGCACTCTTCACTTCGTCTTCTGGCACTGGTGTCGCTACCATAAATGGTTCAGCGATACAGTGCCTAAGCCTAAACATGACGGGTTATACGGGAACGCTTGCTTTTGGTTCCAACACTCTCTTTATTTCCGGAAGCGCAACGGCATATTCTGGGGACGTCGGCACCACCATAACGGGGACAAACCCAACAATTCAATTTGATTATACCGGTTCAGCGTCTATGAACGTCTTCCCCCGCGCTGTCTCGCAGGCCAACAGCGTATCCCTCCGTTTTGTGGCGGGAAACTATGCCCTATCAATATCTACCCCTTCCTCAGTTAGAGACATATCTTTTAGCGGATACACTGGTGTCCCTACTGCGAATAGCCTAACCATCTACGGGGACGTCCTCTCTTATTCCCCCAATTTTCTTGCTTCTGCGGCCAGTTGGACGTTTGCATCAACGTCTGCAACTGTTCGAACCATCAATCTGAGCGGCAATACTTTTGACAAGCCTGCCATTTTCAACGGCGTTGGAGGAACGTGGAAACTCAACGCCGCGTTTACCCAAGGGTCAACCCGGCTCTTCAGCCACACAAACGGCACCATTGACCTGAATGGTTTCACCTTAACTGTCGGCATATCCTACAATACAACCGTAGGAACAAAGAACCTTACGTTCAACGGGGGGACTTTGGTCTGCCCCGGCCTCATAGCCACGGGTCCTGCCCTCGATAACAGCTCAGGTTTTGCCGGTTTCACCAGTACCGCAGGTACCGGCACCGGCAAAATCAGCCTGACCGGCGCAACGGCCAAGACCTTCGCAGGCGGCGGGTCTACGTTCAATTGCACCGTGTCCAATGACGGCGCTGGCGCGCTGACTGTCACGGGTTCAAACACCTTCACTAATATCGCCAATGGCGTTCAACCAACATCGTTCCTCTTCACAGCAGCCACAACTACGACTGTTACTGATTGGAACGTAAGCGGCACGGCGAGTAACCTCGTTACCATTGGCAGCGTGACGGCGGCATCTCATACCCTCTCCAAAGCAAGTGGAACCGTCAGCTCTAACTATCTGTCCATATCAAGGTCAACCGCTACTGGCGGGGCAGCATGGTATGCTGGCACAACCTCTACAAATGGTGGCAACAACACTGGCTGGTCGTTTACCGCTGCCCCCGTCAATGTCTCCGTCTCTGTAACGGGGGTTGCAGCCACTGGGGGAATTGGGACTGCGACCGTCACGGTTGATGCCAGCGTAGACGTAACGGGGGTTGCAGCCACTGGGGGAATTGGGACCGCGACGGTAGACCTCATAAGTGATGCCAGCGTAAGCGTCACGGGTGTTGAGGCCACCGGGGGAATTGGGACTGTCACCCTCGACATTGTAACCGACACCAACGTAAACGTGACGGGTGTCGAGGCTACTGGATCAATTGGAACGGTGACGGTAGATGCTGTCACCCCAACGGTGACGGTTGCTTTTGAGGGGTGGGACCGGTCCCAAGGTTGGGGCCTCGGCGCATTCGGCACAGGCTCAATTGATATTGGGGTTGCCACTGGGGACGTTGGTTCGCCCTCTGTGATCGTTGACGTTGACGTAGATACGACCGGCCTATCCGCCACTGGGGACGTTGGTTCGTCCTCTGTGATCGTTGACGTTGACGTAGATACGACCGGCCTATCCGCCACTGGGGACGTCGGCACTGTTACCCTTCT